CTAGTGCTTTGGTGTAACGAGATGACAGAGAGTCATACAAGTTATCTTCAATCGCTTCTTCAGTGATTGCAAAGCCCATAGCAACAGTTTCATGCGTGTAGCGTGCAGTGAAAGCTTCTTGCGCGTTGTCATACTCGATTGCTGAACCTTCACTCTTAACAGGTGCAGAACCAAAGCCTGACAGCTTAGTTTCTTCTTCAAAAGAACGATCAGAGTCTTCTGTCTCAAAAATCTCTTTATGCTCTTCGCCATACTTTGCATACTCTAAACCGAATAGCGCGTTTAATCCGGGAAGTAGCTCTTTAAGTAACTGCGCTCTTGAAATAGCCATCTAATTATTCTCCTACTATGCCAGTACCAAACTGATGGTACGGCGCGTTAATTTTAACCAGTACATCGGTATAAGCATCACCGATAGCTGACCCAGCTTTAGATACAAACCCAACAACCTTAAACGACTTAGTAGCAGTAGCAGTAGTAGCGTCAAGTTGAATATTTGACTTACCAGTAGCAGTGCTTCCAGAAGTTGTAGCGTGTTGCGCTCCAGTCAGAGGAGCGTTATGTCCCAAAGCAGCTTGAGCAATTGCGCCGTCAGCTTGTACTTGGAAAGTAACATTAGGATCAGTGATAACATAAGCAGTAGCGTTATCTGTACCTGAAGGGTAGTACTGAGAGAAGATCAATTGACCTTGAGCATTAATATACTCACAACCAACAAACACACCCAGAGCACCGATACTAGAACCACCAAGGTTATTGGTAGTTGCATCAGCGCCAGTACCAGAAGCTAATTGAAGATAACCTGCGTTAATCTCAACAACTGAACCGTAGAAGATGTTTTGAGCAACTCCAGCGGGCGTAATTAAAAACGAATCTTGGGCACCTGCATAAGGCATACCGTCAGAACGTTTTACGGGGATAAACCCATATCCTGAATCTGTAGCAGACATAATATATATCCTATAAAATAATTAAGTTAAGTTCCCTTACCAAAGGTAACTTTCGATTTCCGCTCATTAAATAGCGGCATGCGTGGATCATTTTCTCGCATGAAGCTGTTATCGACTGACTGCATTTGTGACTTAGTTTGAGTCTCATAGTACTCATTTCGTTCTGCGGTCAATTCTTTTGGAGCCTTACACAACATCAATCCTCCAATTACTACGTTGTCTTTAAATCTTTCGATTTCAACAGTAACCATAGTTATTTCGGGGTGATCCGATGCTTTTACTGGCTCCCAGCCTTCACGCAATTTTGAAGAGAGATTTGTGGCATCCACATTACCCTGTGTACTTACACGAATCCAACGAAATGCATAGCCGTGCTCTTCATGTGGCGCAGGTAAAACCTGCGGCTTCATCCAAGACTTCTTACGGGCCGTTTTTTCACGGGTGACGTTCTCACGGTTAATTCTATTCTCAGCCATTATATTTTCCTCATCTCTTCAGCAACCTTTTTGGCGTATAGTTCTAATGGAACTCCAAGTTTTTTAGCAATAGCTACCTGTGTTTGCGTTAATCGCACCTTTTTGGGTGCTGTGCTCCGCGTAGCGGGGGCAACCACATTTGACTGTCGTTTGTACTCAGGTTCCTCTGCTTCCCCTTCAAAATTGTCAGGGAACAGCTTTTGCATACGAGCGTCTATAGTCTCGTAGTATTCGTCACTAGAGGTATCTACTCCTTCAGTGACAAGTTTCTCATGTAATCCCATAACGTAACCAGTCATTTCTTTATCGCTACCGAACCAAGAATTTTCTTTGGCCCAACTTTCAGCTTTTGCGTCCACGACTGGTTGTTTAGGTAGTTGTACCTCATTAGCTTCTGTTTGTAAAGCAGGAGGGTCAAAATTCTTTAGCTTGTCTGCTTTTAAGTTAGCTGCGGTCATTTTCTCTTGCGCTTCAAGCAGTTTGTCAGCGTCACCTGCTTCATAAGCTCGTTTATAAGAGCGTTTTGCTAGTAAAATTTCTGCGGCAGCAGTTTTTTTAGCTTGTTCTAACAAAACAGCTTGGTTTTTATCTACCGTACCTTTTAACTTATTATTCTCATCAACAAGATTTTTAGCAAAACTTTCTAGCTCTTGTCTCTCCCGTTGAGAAGCTTCTTTAGCACGTCGCTCGTCATGGTAGCCTTTACTAAAATGTTTAATTCGATTACGTACTTTATCAGAGTAATCTTCTAACTCCTCGTCCGTAATGTCTTCCGGTGGTTTAGAAGCTTTTCGATTACGGTCAGACTTTGGTACATCGTCAACAATCTCAACTTCAAGTTTGTCTTCTTTGTAGTCTTCTTCTTTCTTCTTACCCGACACGTCTATTTCTACCGCATTACTAGCTTCTATCTCTACGTTTCCTTTTTTATTATCTTCTTCATCAGGAAAGTCAAACTCAACTTTTTGAAAACCCATGTTCTACTCCTTACACTCGTGTTACGCCACGAGGATCGGTTACAACTGCTTCAATCGAATCATCGTTCATTAAACGATACTCAACACCACTTACTTTAAAGCGCGTTCCTGTGTTCATACGAAACATTACGTAGTCTCCTTGTTTACACCAAGGGCCAGTAGGAAAACGTTCTTTATCTGAGTAGGCTTGTTTGCCCATATCTAATACAAGTCCGATAGTAGACATAACTGTGTCTAACTGAACTTCTCTGCTAGATTTAATAATCCCACTTTCTCCATATGTATCTTCTACTTCTGGCATGGCTATTAATACTCTATAGCCTACGGGAGTCGGTAATAGATTATCTAACTCTTCTTCCGTTAGTTCTTTTTCTAAATCTTTACTTATATCAGTCATTGTCATCATCCATATAATTGCGCGAAAGGTCTTTTACGTAAGATAAGCTAGTTTGAAGACCTCGTATCAAACCAACTACTTCTCGGTAGTTCGCGTAATCTGTTGCGGAACCATTCTCAAGAAACTCTTGTGCGGAGGATGTAGCATCCTCGATTTGTTTTGTTAGCACGTCAAAGACGGTATTAGCCATAACTATTCCTTTTTGCGTTTATTTGCTGTATCGACAGTTGTTTTCATAACATCTAACTCTAAGCGAGCAGAATCTTTTCTTCTATCAGCGGCTAACTTAGCCCCTACCTTTTGAGCGTCTAGCTGTAGTTCTTGCTTATCTAGCTCTAGTTGGGCTACGTCCATTTGCACGTCAGCTTGGTTTTTCTGGGCTTTAAGTTGTAGCTCTGCTTGTTTAATTTGCATATCGGCTTGATCTTTCTGAGCCTTACGTTGTACTTCTTGTTGCTTAACCTGTAGCTCCGCTTGCTGCATTTGAACTATAGGATCTTTTGCCTTTTTCTGAGCTTCTTTCTGTGCGTTCTCTTGTTGGTGCTGCTGAGTAAGCTGCTTGCCCCCTTCCGCTACGAGTCTTGCTAACTGAATTTCAGTTTCTTCTGTCATCTCGTGATTAGGTGGTGGTAGGGTAACACCCAACTTCTCTTCCATCTGAGAACGGTAGTTGAACCCTAAGTGCTCTGCAATATGGGCATTAAGTGCTACCATAATCTGTTGTGCTTTGGGGTTCTGCCCTATAGTCTGCGCAATCATAGGATCTTTCATAAACGCCATGTGCGCTTCTATGTGTGCTTCGTGGTCTTGGTAGATAAACGCTTTTATGGGGGTGCCAGTTAGTGCGTTCATGTTTTCGCTTACGGGATCAGAAGGTTTCACATCATCTTCCGTAGGTACTAGTTTGTCAGCGTTCTTAACGCCGAGCACTTCAATCATCTGTCTATGTAATTGAGGTAAGTTGTATATCTGGGGTGCCTGTTGTGACATCTGTAGTACTGCTTGATACTGTACTACTCGCTGTGCCATTGTGGAGCTATTAGGGTCGCTTACAGGGACTACATCAACCATAGCGTAGTCTGACTGCCGTGCTGATACTTCGCCTCTGTTAGGCTGATAGGCGTATTCTTCAGGGGCTTCCTCGGCTATTATAGCTTTGAGCATCTTAAACTCTAACTTCATAGCGTAGTGTACACGGGCCATTACTGCGGCCATTGGTTTTAACGTACGCTCTAGCAATGCTAGGGTAGTT